CTTTGGCGATAACGATCCAGTTGCTCGTGTTGCGAGTCAGTTGATCGAACGTGCGTTGGACTTTGAGATCGAGCATTACACCGATTTTAGATCGACCATGAAACACGCAGTTGAGGATAGATTTTTGGGTGGGCGTGGAGTTGCTTGGGTCAGATACGAGCCGCACGTTCGGGCGCAAGATGAACCGGAAGACGGGTTTCAGGTAACTGAGGACGTTGACGAGCCGGACGAGCGTGGTGGTCAGCAAGTCAAGACTGCGATGACAATGGATGGCGGCTTGGGTGAGGAAACCGAGCCGCAAGAGGAAATCGAGTATGAGTGTGCGCCGACCGATTATGTGCATTGGAAAGACTTTGGACATTCGGTAGCACGGACATGGGAAGAAGTAACGTCCGTCTGGCGTTGGGTGTATATGACTAAAGAAAGCCTGACCGAACGGTTTGGCGAGGAAATGGCTAAGAAGATACCGCTGGACGCAGGGCCGGAGACAAACAAACAGTATTCGACCCAATCCAAAGACTTTACACGGGCTAAGATTTGCGAGCTTTGGGACAAAGAAAGCGGCAAGGTGTACTGGATTAGCAAGAGTTGCCCAGACATCATTGACGAGCGTGACGATCCGTTAGGGCTTGAGAACTTCTTTCCGTGTGCCAAACCTTTGTACGCCACAATGACCTCAGACACGCTTGTGCCTGTGCCAGACTTTGTGCTTTACCAAGATCAAGCGACAGACTTAGACATTTTGACTGACCGCATTGATGGGTTGGTTAAGGCTTTGCGTGTGCGTGGTGTCTACGACGCATCACAACCCACCTTGCAGCGTCTTTTGACCGAAGGCGAGAACAACACCCTTATTCCTGTTGATAAGTGGATGGCGTTCTCTGAAAAAGGTGGCTTGAAAGGCTCGATTGATCTGTTGCCACTTGATACGTTAGCAAACGCTTTGCTGCAATGTTATCGGGCAATGAATGAAATCAAAAATCAAATCTATGAGATTACAGGCATAAGCGACATCATTCGAGGTCAAGGCGCAGCGTCTGAAACGGCTACGGCACAACAGATTAAAGGTCAGTACGCAGGATTACGGCTGCGATCAATGCAGGAAGATGTTGCTTTGTTTGCTAGTGAGCTATTTCAATTAAAAGCGCAGGTAATTTGCACTAAATTTCAGCCGAGCACAATCCTACAGTATGCAGCTGCTCAAGCCATGCAACCAGCAGATCAGGCGCTAATTCCACAGGCGTTGATGTTGTTGCAAGACAAACCTTTGCGTTCGTTCCGTATTCAGGTTGATTCGGACAGTTTGGTTCAGATTGATGAAAATCAGAACAAACGTGATCGAGTTGAATTCCTGCAAGCAATGGGTGGGTTCTTGACGCAAGCGTTGCCAATGGGTCAACAAGCACCGGAATTAGTGCCTTTGCTAATTGAATTGGTCAAGTTTGGCGTGGGCGCATATAAGAAAGCCGCACCGATTGAAGGTACGATTGACCAAGCAATGCAACAGTTGCAAGAAAAACAACAAATGATGGCGCAGCAACCACCACCCCCAAATCCTGAAGTTATGAAGATGCAAGCAGAGCAGCAATTTGAGCAGATGAAAATGCAAGCTCAAGCCCAAAACGAGCAGATGAAGATGCAGGCCACAGCGCAGGCTGACCAATTGCGGGTGCAGGCAGACATCCAAGTGGCCCAAGCCAAATCGCAAGCAGATGTGCAAATGGCACAAATGAAACTGCAAGCTGAATCTCAACTTGAGGCGCAAAAGCAGCAATACACGCAAGCAATGGAACAAGCCAAGTTGCAAGCTGCTGAAGAACTAGAAAAGTGGAAAACTGAGCTAGAGTCTGCAACGAAGATCATGGTGGCTAGGATTGGGGCGAACCCAGGCTTAGACTTGCCGTTACTTGAGGCGCAAGAGGCTGCAAGCACTAAGATTGCCGCAGAACTGGGTGACAATGTGACGCAAGCCATGAACCGTATGGTTCAGATGCACGACAATATGAGCAATATGCACAACACGGCAATGGATAAAATTAACGGTGTGATGACTGTTATTGCAGCGCCTAAGAAAATTATCCGTGGGCCTGATGGAAGGGCTTCTGGTGTTGAGGTGATTCAATGACCGTTACCGTAACTCATACCAAAGTCAGCGCCATTCCTGACGGAACAGATACAACCGTTGTAAGACCGTCAGATTGGAACGCAACGCATACTTTAGTAGGATTAGGCACAGCAGCAGAATTAGATGCTGGTGTTGCTAACGGTGTTGCAACGCTTGATTCAAGTGGCAAAGTACCATCAAGCCAGTTGTCTGGGTTAGTTACAAGCGTTACAGGGACAGCGCCAGTTGTATCGTCAGGCGGTACAACGCCAGCAATTTCAATGGCTGCGGCTACTACGTCGGTCAATGGCTATTTGACTTCAACCGATTGGAATACGTTTAACAATAAACAAGCAGCAGGCACTTATGTTAATTCTGTCTCAGCCACTGCTCCACTTACATCGACTGGTGGGGTAACACCGACACTTGCAATGCCAGCTGCGACTAGCTCAGTCAACGGTTATTTAACAAGCGCAGACTGGACTACGTTTAACTCAAAAGGCTCAGTAACAAGCGTTGCTGCGTCTGTACCGTCATTTTTAAGCGTTGCAGGTTCACCCATTACAAGTTCAGGAACGCTTGCTATTAGCTACTCTGGGACAGCATTACCAATTGCAAATGGTGGCACAAACGCAACAACCGCAAATACAGGGTTCAACAATCTTGCACCTAGTCAAACAAGCAATTCAGGTAAGTTTTTAACAACAAACGGTACTGATACGTCATGGGCAACTGTTACGGCAAGCCCTGCGGGTTCAAATACGCAAGTTCAATTTAATAACTCAGGCGCTTTTGGTGCATCGGCAAGTTTGGTTTGGAATGGAACTGCGTTAACAACCCCATCATTAAACAGTACAAACACATTTGGCTTTAAAAACCGAATTATCAATGGTGGATTTATACTTAATCAACGTGTTTATGTATCTGGTACAGCATTATCGGCAGGTATTTATGGGCATGACCGCTGGAAAGGTGGCGCAAGTGGAGGCACTTACACGTTTACTCAAGGATCAACTGGGGTTAATACAACAATCACAATAACAGCGGGTTCGTTGCAACAAGTTGTTGAAGGTTGCAATATGCCTGAAGGCGGTACTTATGTACTGTCGTGGACGGGAACGGCGCAAGCTAAATTTAACGGTGGATCGTATGGCGCAAGTCCTTTGGCTGTCACAAGCATTACAGCAGGCGCTAATGTGACCATTGAATTTGGTACTGGAACGTGCGGCAATGTTCAATTAGAAAGCGGCAGCACGGCTACGTCGTTTGATGTGCGTGATTACAGTACAGAATTAATATTGGCACAACGCTATTTTCGCCTTGTTTGGACTTGCACAGGAACATATTTTTCAGCTTCAGCGTGTTTGGTATTTATACCGCACCCAGGTATGAGAGCAGCACCAACAGCAGGGGCAACGGCAAACATTGTTACGAATGATAGTTTTGCTAATAATTACACCCAAACAACGCCCGGTTGTGGGATTCAAAACAACAATGCAGATGGTGGCGCATATTCCCTCACCAATTTAAACAACACACCGACTGTTGGTCGTGGCGCTGGTATGTATACAACTGGCGGCGCAATTACTCTTACTGCGGAATTATGATTATGTATCAATTCAATAGAAACCAAATCACTAATGAGATTGTTTCGATCATAAGAGTGTCCGACAATGCTTGCATACCTTTTGATAAAAACAACACTGATTATCAAGGTTATTTACAATGGTTAGCAGATGGCAATTCAATCAAAGAAAACATTTAATATTTTTGTGTCTTAAAAAATGACTACAGCATTTCAAAGCGATGCGTTTGAAAATGATGCTTTTCAAGTAGACGCAACTGTTCTTGTTTTTGACACGCATGATGGTGGCAAACGAAAGAAAGACGAGGAAGAACACCGTAAGAAAGAAGCAGCAAAAGCAAAAGCAAGACGAGATGAAGTTTTAGCGTTATTTGAGCAAATAGTAGAGGGTAAGCCAAGAATTGCAAAGGAAATTGCAGAACCATTTGTTGTTCAAGCTACAGCGCAAGCGCCTGCGGCAATTAATTACGATGCAATGTTGGCTGACTTAGATCGAGTAAACAGAATTTACAATGAACACATAGAAATGGATGACGAGGACGTTTTAGCATTGATATGAGAAAAACCTACATATACGTTAATGGCGAACTGGTCGAAAAAGGTTCAAAAGAGCATTACGACAGCCTCGGCCCAATGATAATGCCTGACATTGCACCTTACCAATCTATGATCGACGGTTCTATGATTACAAGCCGTTCGGTGCATCGTGACCACTTGAGACAGCATGGCTGCATTGAGGTTGGCAACGAGAAGATGGAAAGCAGACCGCCACCGCCTATTGACACACGCAAAGAGGTCATGCGGCAGCAATTGGCAAACATGACGCACAAGCAAGCTAATCAAATTTTGAACGAAATTCGTCGTAAATTTACCTAAAAGGGGTATAAATTGGAAAATACTGAACAGCCAGATCGTCGAGAATTACTGTCACAGCAGTTCGATGAGGTTCAGAATGAAACACCAGTCGAGCTAGTCAAGACTCAACCCGAACCCAATATTGAGCCGCCGCCTGAGCCGCCAGTTTGGGAAAGACCACCAGCATCGTGGAAAAAAGATTATCACGAAGCGTGGACAACGGCAGACCCAAAGCTCAAAGAATACGCTTGGAAACGTGAAGAAGAAATGAGGGCAGGGGTTCAGCCTTTGCTTTCTAAAGCTCAATATGCTGACCAAATGCAGCAGGCAATTGAGCCGTACATGAACAACATTCGTGGTTTAGGCATCGAAGCGCCACAGGCGGTCAAAGCCTTGATGGAGGCTGATAACGTCTTGCGCCACGGCTCACCACAACAAAAACAAGCATATTTTGCACAATTAGCCCAACAGTACGGGATCAACATGGGCGATGTGCAGGTGCAGCCTACCGATCCCAACTTTTACGCCATACAAAACGAGCTTGCACAAGTTCGTGGCGAGGTGTTAAATTGGAAGCAACAGCAGGAAAATGCACAGAATCAAGCGCTTTTGCAAGAAATTGACCAGTTTCAAGCAAAAGC